AGGGGGTGTTAGTGACGCTAACTTTTTTTGTTTAGGTGTTAGTTTTTTCTTCATTTCTTTTTACCTCCATACATTTTCCTAAAGCGTTTAGTATATACAGATTCTTTAGTTTTTCTGCGTTTACCTTTTTTAAAATCTGTACTAAATTTGTAAGCGGATGGATCATTATCTGCTTTTGGTGCATTACGTTGTATCTCTTTACGACGCTTTGCACGTTCAGTGCTAGATAAGCCCTTTAAATATTTTTCTGGAATTTTACGTTTAGTTTTCTTTTTAGCTGGAGGCTTACTGATTTGTTTACTCATTTGTCCTCTCGTCATAGCCATTTTACCAAGCCTTACAAGACCAATACCTAGCACTAAATTTATCTTTTGCTGTGTCACATCTATGACGTGCTCTAAAAGATTTTCTACGTCCTGGTTGATCTTTTTTAATAGACATGTTTGGGTCACCAAACCTAACTAGTTTAATTTGACTGCCTTTTTTAGCTAACACTGCTGATTTTTTAGGACCTCCAGGAGTTTTCTTTGGTTTATTAAATCCAGGAAAAGTTTCCCCTCGGTAAGTAATTTTACCTGAGGGGGTTCTTTTAACGTCCTTAGTAGTAGCCATTAACTATACTCTTTTTTGACTTGTAGTATCACAGTGTATGTATCAGCACTAGAATGC